GACCTAGAGTGGGAATACAGTAGCAGTTATGATAAAAATGCACACCCCAACATAGAACAGAAAGACCCCATACAAGGCGGTTTAATCAGAATTTGGGATAAAATTCTAAATGATTATAGAGTTCCTATTGAATATAATAGTATTTTAAAAATAGCATCTTGTCCTGTTCATATTATTAAAACTAAAAGAACATATAGAGTAAATGGAAAGGTTTTACGCAGACCTGCTCTTTGTGCTTTATTGGCAAGATTAACCTTTAGAGCCGCATATGAGAATGATACGGAAGTATTGTTAAAATCTTTATATTCTAATTTAGCAATACCGGAAACAATTAGATATTGTTTAGAAAACCGTTTCCCTTATTTCTTTTATGATAATTATGAAAGAGAAGAAGTAAGACTAAACATGCAACAGGTTTCAGATACCGAAGTAGCCTTAGAAGTGGCTGATGGGGTTTGGGGAGTTCTATCTATTAAAGAGGCAGACAAACTTTGTCTATTTTATGTAGATGGTAATAAGAAAAGCAAATACCGCTATCTTTCTCCTTATGATTTATATAAATTAGTTATGGGTAGAGACCCATTAGATTCTGAATTGAAAGTAATGATTGCTTTTCTTAAACAGAACAGAAAAAGCGATATCGTTGAGGCGAGAGCGATAGAGTTAGTAAATGAACTTATAGAAGAATACGAAGGTAGATTACACGCTAAATGGGAGAATAATACACTCAAATCAATCTTAGTTAAAGGAAATGATTACGATTGGCTATTAACTAATAATGAGTTTAAAGCAGATAGACAACAAGTATCTACATATGTATGGCAACCAAGCATAGAAGCACTTAGAGATGAAGATTATAATGTTGTTGATAGAGTTGAGTCTGACCCATCTTGGAAAGGCCCAATATGTATTGATAATATGGCCCCCGATTCTCCTTTAGGCGACCAATTTGCTACAAGAGCATTAGCACTATTAAATGACAATATAACAACGACAATGGTTAATACAATTAGGCGATATCTTATCGCTAGTCCAAATAAATATAGAGTTGATAATAATGAAATGTCCTGAATGCAATAGTAATGAAAATGAATTTGATGAAAGATTAGGTGAAAGATGTTGTTCTGATTGTGGACTTGTCCTTATCAAAGAATTGTTTGAGAATACAACAAGTGCTTGGAAAGCGAATGAACTAATACATTCAGCAGATAGAGGACATTTAGGTTCTGTATCTAATAAGTATGACAATGTTTCTTCTAACATTAAACTAGGAATAAGTCACTGTAAAATGGTTTTATCCTTTCTAGGTCTTTCTCTAAATTCAGAAAGAATAGATAAAGTGTATATGGAACTGTATAGAAATCACATACTAAGGGGTTTTTCCTTTGAAGAAAGAGCAACCGCTATTGTTTATTATCTTCTAAAAGAAAACGGCACACCCCAACCTCTTAAGAAAGTAAAAGCAGAATTTTCTGCCAATACTAAAAGAGTTAATAAATTAATTAGAAAGATTAATCAGTTTTATAGAAACTCTATACATTTCAATAACAATAACTCGTTTTTGATACATCAAACTGCGAGGATGGTTTGTGATGAACCATTATTTTTGCATCAAGCAAATAAAGTAATGGAACATTTTGAAGTGGTTTTACCTTCTTTCTTTAACAAGAATAAAACATATTTTGCGGCAATTTGTGTTATTGCTTCGGAAGTATTTGTTAGAGGTTTTAGCATTAAAATGATTTCAGAAAAAAATGGCTTTAGTAGAAATAAAGTTTCAAAAGAAGTAAAAAGAATAATAGGAATATTTGGTTATGTTTCTGTTAAAGAATTAAAAGGAAAAGAATTAGGAAAAATAGGTGAATAAAATGATAAGAAAAAAGAATGTATTATGTGCAAAATGTAGTCAGACTTCTGTTACAAATTGCGACAATTGTAGTAAGCCCACTTGTAGAGAATGTTCTCAAATAGTGGTAGCAAAACCAACGGATGATTTTGTCTATGTTTATCATAAAGAAGGCAAATGTGTTCCGAAAAAGTTTAGGAAGGTGGAATGATGGATTGGAAAAAACAAATCACAGATTGGTTAGAATATCATATAGATGATATTACCGAAGTAGTGATAGTAAATAAAGAAAGAATAGATTTTAGAGTAAATGGAAAAACAAAAAGTATATTGGTTATACAAAAAATAAGGAGATGATAAAATGAGAATAATATTAGAAATGATTTTGTTAATATTGACCGCCTGTATTGCTTTCCCGATTATGTGGTTAGCAAGTTTATTTGGGGAGTGAATTAAATGAAAAGAAAAGTATTAGTAATTGGCGCAGGTGGAATAGGAAGTTTTCTTATTCCTCTTTTAGATAAAGTAGGTTTGTATGATATTACAGTAGCAGACCCCGATAAAGTAGAAACTAAGAATCTAGCATATCAAAACTTTAGAGAGGGCGATGTTAATTTATACAAAGTAAGTAGTATGAAGGCTCGATTTAATAGTGTTGAATTGATTAGTAAATATCCTATTCTTAGTGAAAAGCAAATGCAAGGATATGACTTGATTATTTGTTGTGTAGATAATATCGGACTAAGAAGAACCATGTATAATTGTAAAGATTTGAAGTGGTTAGATTTGAGAGCGCAAGGACGAAATGCCGCTATGGTATCTTATACTGCTGACCCTGCTATGTATGATACATTATTAGCAGGTGAAGAAAGGTCATTTAGTTGTCAAGGAGATTCATGGGATGGTTCTAATAAAGGAGTTCACTTTATGCAAGTGGCTATCGCAGGAATGGGCGCACAATGGATTCAGCGTTGGTTTAACGATGAAGAAGTTTGTGATTTTAAGGTGGTGAATGTATGAGCATAAATATAGATGATTGGCTTACAAAAGAAGAACAATCTCAAACATTCATGGATTCAGTAATAGAAACTGTGCCATTAATGAGAAATACCATTACAGATGTTTTAGAGAATGAAACTCTCGGTGAAGAAAATAAAAAACTATTACTAGAGATATTAGGAATTATTGATTCTATGGATATTTCTGATTCACAGGACTATTTAGATAAATGGTATTCCTTAGTATATTTAGCAACTAAAATAGATGTCAGGTATTATTAAGGGGAAATAAATATGGGATTTAAAACAAACTTAGGCGGGGATAATTTATCAAGTTATGTAAATTACTCTAGCATTTTAGAAGAGTTATTATACTCTTATCTTTTGGGAAGAATTAGGACGAAAATTGCAGTAGGTGAAAATAATGAGTAAAAGTAGTGAATGGCATAGAAGAGAAACAGAAGGAAAAGAAGACGATGGATATGATTTGTTCTTAGCAGAACAACAAGAAATGGAATATTGGCGAGAAAGAGCAGAACAACACATTGAAAATAAATTTCAAGAGTTGTTTGAATTAGAAGTAAAAGGTATAGAACTAAGCACTAATACTATTGTAGAAGATACTACTAAATTAGATGAAATGGTATATACAAGTTCTGAATTTCATGATGCTATTTGGCATGCTTCAACAGAAATATTACCTTCATTGGAAGTCCAAGTAGTTGTTGATTCTAACAACAAATGTTTCGTTTCTACGGGTTCGGCAGGATATGTTGAATTTGGTATGCGACCTCCGGTGGGTATGAAAATGCCTGTAAGATGTTGGATTCATACCCATCCTTTCGGTAGTGCTTATTTTAGCGGAACCGATATTAGGACTGTAAGTATTTGGAGAGAAGATATGATTGATGCTATTGTCTTAGGAGGAAAAGGCCATTATGGAATATGGTCTTGTGAAAAACCTGAACAACTTAGTATTTATAGAGATTTTCAGTTAGAAAGAACCCAAACATGGGGAAGAAAAGAGGAGGAAGAATAGTGGTTACTTTAGATGATTGTGCTATGTGTGTTAGTCTTGGACAAATACAAGAAAGTGATATAATACAAACTGTGGATTATTTACCGAGATGTTGGAAGCATGGAGGAAATGTTTCTCATTCTCAAGTTAGAAGCATAGATAACTTGATAGGTTTCTTGTCTAAGAACACCGCCCTAGTAAATGAATATAGAAAACTACACGGTGCTAAACCATTATGTGTTTCAAGACAAGATTTTTGGCATGATTTTGATAATGGAAATGAATGTAAGTGGTGTGGATATAACACCGAATTATGCGCTGAATGCCAAGAAAATCCCAAGAATAAAAAATATTGGCATAGTCTTTGTGCAGATTGTGATAAAAAGTGGAAGATTAAATATGGTGAGGAAGAATGAAAAGAAGAAAAAAAGAAAAAATAGATTTGTATGCAAGTCAAAGTAAAGAAAAACTAACTGTCTTAGAAAGAAGAACAAGGCACGAAAAAGCCCATCCCCATAAAGAACCTAAAGAAACAGGAATAGTTTGGAGAAAGGAAACAGGAAAAGACAAAGACCTAAGACAGTTCTACAAAGAAAATAATTGGGGCGGGATTAATACAGGTTGGATTTCATTAGGTGAGGAAGAATGATTCAGTGGTGTATTAGAAAAATAATAAAACTCATGGGTAAAGTCTATGTGTTTTTAGATAAATTTCTAAAACACGAAACAGGAGATATATTAGGAATATCTATTGATGAAGATTTTGAAAATATGTCGAGAAAACAATTGTGTTCTTATATTGAACATAAGTTTGGATGGAAAGAAAATACCTTTTGGGATTTAGAATCAACACAAAAAATTAGGCTTTGTTGTCAAATAGCAAGAAATAATAAATTTGAGGTGAAATAAATGTGCGGGGCAGTTCCGATACAATGTGAAGTATGTGGAGTATTTTACAGAATAGAAAAAATATGTAGGTGTAAAAAATGAGAGCAGTAGGAGATTATGTAATAGTAGAGCAAGAAGTATCTAATACGGGAAGTATTATGGTAAAAGAAAATAATATAGGTAAAGTGATTGATTGTCAAGTAGATAAATCGCTCATTGGTAAAACCGTTATATTCAGTGAAGCAAAAACAATTCAAGAATATGATGGATATAAGTTTGTGCCAATAACACAAATAATGGCGGTGTGGCTATGATATGTGCTATGTGTCATAAAAGTCCTAAGTATTTAGAAATGACGGCAGTAGGACAAAGAGCGTTTTGTTCAGTCAAATGTTATTGTGAATACGAAGGCTTTGTTTATGTAGATGAAAATTTTATGCAATTGAATCCATATGATGAAAATGAAGTGGTGAGATTAAGATGATTATACATGGAAAAGAAGTAAAAGAAAAGTTGTTAGAGGGAATTAATTTAGTTGCTAATACAGTAAAACCTACACTTGGCCCACAAGCCAAAACGGTAATACTGCAAAGTAATCCGCCTATCATCATTAATGACGGTGTAACGATTACAAGACACATTAGAAGTGACGACCCTTATATTCAAATGGGTATTCAAATGGTTCAGAACTTAGCAAGTAAAGCACAAGAAGGAAGTGGTGACGGAACAACTACCGCTTGTATTTTGGCACAAGCCTTCTGTAACGGTATCTTTGAACATTTAGATGATACTAAATACACTACTCATTTTGTTATGAAAATGTTTGATACCTTTAGAGAAAATGTATTAGCCCATTTAGATAATCTTTCAGAAGATATTCAAGATGAAGATATTATTGAAGTAGCGACAATTGCGGCAAATAATGATAGATACTTAGGTCAACTTATTTCTGATGCTTTAGACGCAGTAGGTAGAGATGGGGTAGTAACAGTAGAAGAATCTAAGTCACATAATACAGAACTAATAATTAGAGAAGGAATGGAATTAACGGAAGGATATATTAGTCACTTGATGGTAAATACTGCAAGTGGCAAAACTGAATTTGATAATCCTCTAATCTTTTGTTCTAATCTAAACTTTAAGAATTTTAAAGACTTAATACCTATGCTTGAATTGGCTTCCAATCAAGGAAAACCATTGGTTATATTTTGTGGAGGAATGTCGGGTTCAGCATTAAATAATTTAATTATGAATCTAATGAATCAAACAGTAGAATGTTGTGCTATCTTAGCACCCAATTTTGGTGACAAACAATTGGATGAATTAGCAGATATTAAAGCATTAGTTGGCGGTAATATATTTACTCAAGAAAGTAAGGATGAACCTACTAACATTACTGTAAGTGATTTTGGCACTTGTGAAAGTATTGTAGTGACTAAAGAAAATACTACTATTGTCGGAGGACAAGGAGATGCTTCTGAACAAATAGAAAAACTAAGAGGTCAATTAGAAGATATGAAAGGTCATGATAAAGCAAGAATCAAATCAAGATTATCAAGATTAAGTGGAGGAGTTGCTACTATTAAGATAGGCGCATCTTCTTCAATGGAACTAAGAGAAAGAAAAGAAAGACTTGATGATGCTTTAAATGCTACAAAAGCCGCTTTATCAGAAGGTATTATTCTTGGTGGTGGAACATCATTAGCCCATGTCGGTGATAGTGTGCATACACCTTTTACTTTCTTAACAAAGGCACTTCAAGAACCTTACAATGTTCTTTTACAAAATTCTAACAAACAAAGTAATTGGGTAAAAGATGATTTAGCAGGAGAATTAGGATTTAATGCCTTAACAGGAGAATATGAAAATTTGATAGAAGCGGGAGTTTATGACCCTGTTAAAGTTACTAAGAATAGTTTCTTAGCCGCACTTTCTATTGCTCAATTGTTTTATACTACTGATGTAGCAGTATTATTGGAGGAATAAATATGCAACTCATTGATAATCCAAATATAAGTTTGCCATCAGCCGACTGTTGGAGATTTACAGTTCGTTCTGATTTACAGAATAAAACATATTACCTTTACGCTGAAACCAAAGAAGGTGGCTTGGAGTATATTTCCTCAATGATTTACAAAGATTATTTAGGAAATACAGGTGTTGATAGAATAGTCTATACAAGACCGCCAAAGGAGGAAGAATAATGTTTGACGATAAAACGATTATAAGAATGACTATTGTTTATGAAGATGGTTCTATGACTATCTTAAAGAAAGAAAAAGATGGTAGTCTTAGTGTAGAGAGGAGAGAAAAATGAAACTATGTCCGGATTGTGGAAATGATTGCCTCCCTTATGAATTAAGAAGATGGGGCAAATGCTTAGATTGTAAAGGTGAAGATAATGACTAAAAAAGCCGTTACTGTAACTTTACCTGCACCTCATAAATCAAGAGTTACTTGTCCTATTTGTGAAGGAAATAAATGCAAGGTATGTAAAATGTCGGGAGAGTTAGGAATAGAAGTAGCACCTAAAATACCTATTCAACGAACTCACATTATCAAATATGTAGTAGACAATATGCACGATGTAGCAAGCGAAATTACAAGACAATATGGCTTAGTTCCGGAAATAAACACAGTAGAAGTGTTAGAGGTTAATGGAGGCCAATTTGAAATTGTTCAGATTTCTTCTCTTGGTGGGGCATGTTGGGTAGTTAATCGTTTAGATGAATTAGATACTCCAAGATATTTCAAATCAAGAAGTGAATTAGATAAATTCAAACAGGGGTGGATGAATTGACGACAGAAATCCACCATACTCAATGTTGCGGTTCAATCGTTTTTATTTATACGGATTATAGAGAAGATGGGGAATTATTAATTCCTATCTGTTTTAAATGTAAAAAAAGAGTGACATTAGAAGGTGAAATAATTGATTAATAGATTAATACACAACATATACGAAGAATACCTAGAAGAAGAAATGGACTATACTGATAAGTCATTGTGGGTGATGAATAATGACTGAAATGCCTATTGTGGGAAGAATTGTCCGTGACTCACAGACTGATTGCCTTATAAAGAGAGGAAATTATTGGAACATTGAAGTGTTAGACATAAGATGGTTTAAAAATGATAAGCCTACCAATAAAGGTATTCGTCTTAATGTAGACGAAGCAAAACTTCTTTTACAGATTTTAAGGAGTGAGTTAGAATGATAAGTAAAAGCAAAGCAAATACCCTATTGGGTTCAACAGGTGCGTCCATAGGAAACGGCTCAATAGATTGTTTAGTCAAAAACACTGATGAGTTTTTAGGTAAATTAGCCTATTTAGTTAGCCTATCACTAACTAAAGAAGGAAGCGGAAGTAGAATACAACCTACTCATATTGAAGATGCTTATGTTCCTCTCATAGCATTTTTAGATAGAATGATAGAATTAAAGGAGAAATAAAAATGAACAGATTATATTTAATAACAACTAACGATAAAAAATTTGATGATTGGGCTAAACAAACTAGAAAGAAACTAAACAAGAATGCTTCTGCATTAGACCATTTTAATGTTGCATACAGTGATATAGCGAGGGGCAATTATTTAGCAAGAGCCTCCTTTGTTTGTTATTGGGAAATATATTCCAATGGTAGTCTAGCAAAATTAGCACCAGCCGTTACTCAAGCCACATTAATTCATATGTTACATCGTTTCTTAGAACAAGAAAGATTTGAAGAAGTAAATGTTGTTCAGCAAATTATGAATAATTTCTTGAGATTATTACAAGTATTGGATAATCCACAAACTAAAGGTGAATCAAATGAACAAGAATGATTGGATTTATCTTGGTAGTTTCATGTGGAATTATTCAGAAAGAAACAAAGGAACAAGGTATAGTCGCCTTTTGAAAGAACTAATTTACAAAATTAATACGAATATGGAGATGATAATAGATGACGAACACATGGATGAATCTTTGCCGAATGTTAGAATCAACGGAGAACCTATTACCTACGATACAAATAACGAGAATCAGTAAAGAGTTAGAAAACTTTGAGCCTTATATTCCCGATGTTTTGACTTTGCTTTCTATTAATGAATTACAATCTAATAGTATAGGTTTAGCAAAAGCCCAAAAATGGCTATCAGAAATTATAGGTGTGCATGAAGATGAACTTAAAGCAACTTATACTGCTCATAATGATTTAGGAAGCGCAATATATCACATGGATTATTCTGCCGAAACACAAGAAGCGATAGGGATTAAATCAATTTTAAATCTTTTACAAATGAATTGTGGCAAGTTACATAGTAACGAATATAATATTCTTGATTATGCTATTACTAATATGTCATCACTAGAAAGAAAATGGTTTATTCGTTATTGGTTAAGGATTCCTCGTAATGGGATAGATAAAGGAACAGTAACTAAAATATTAGCAAAGTGGTCTAATAAAAAATTAACAGATGTAAAAAATCATCTAAATCTCAATAGTATAACAGACACAACTCGTTATTATCTTATGGGAGAAAACCCGCCTATGGTATTAACTCATGGGAACTTTGTAGCACCTATGTTAGCCAAAGATATACCTATGAGTAAATGGCCCGAAAGCAAAATTGTAGATTACAAGTATGATGGTAATAGGTATCAAATACACAAAGAAGGAGATAGTGTAATTATCTTTAATCGTAAAGGTAAGGTAGTTACCCCGCAATTTCAAGATGTTGTAGAACAGGTTAGAAAATACAATATTCATACTTGTATTCTTGATGGAGAGATATACCCTATTAATGAAGATGGTTCTCCTGCTGAACATAAACTAATGGCAACTAGAGTTCATTCTAAAGACCATGAAGAAGCGAGGGAAAAGGTAAAAGTCAAATGGGTTATATTTGATTGTCTTAAATTCGGTAAAGATACTATTATGGATTCACCATATTCTGATAGAATAATAGCAATCAAAACATTACCCGACCAAGCACATAGAATGGAAGAAGGTGATGATATTCTAGGATTCTATAATAGAGCGATTAACGATGGTTTTGAAGGCATTATTGTCAAAGATGCTACCTTACCCTATGAAGCAGGTAAAAGAAGCAAGGGGTGGGCTAAATACAAGCCTCCTAGAATAGAATTAGATGTTGCTATCATATCTGCTAAATATGGAGAAGGTGCAAAATCAAATGTATTTGCTACCTTTGGAATTGCAGTAAAAAACGAAGGAGAATGGATTCCGGTAGGTTCTGTCGGAACAGGCTTTAGTGATGAGGACTTACTTAGACTTACAAGAGAACTTAGAACCATTACTATAAGTATAGATAATGGAACCTATTTCTTTACTCCAAGAACTGTTTTGGAAGTTAGTGCTGATTTAATTACAAGGGATTCTTCTAATAATATAGGTTTAAGATTTCCTAGATGTAAAAGAATTAGAGATGATAAATTTGTAATTGACTGTAATACTTTACAAGACTTGGAGGAATTAGAATGATTAAAGCAGGAGAAATGACTATTATTTTAAATAGAGGTCATGCTAAAACCTACATTTGTGTAAGAATAGAAGATAACAATGCCGTTCTTAGAGATGTTACAACAGAAGGTGCAGGAGGTAAATATAAGATAATTCCTGTTAAAGAATGTCCTTATGTTGTAGATGGTAAAATAATAACTCCCAAAGTTAAATCTAAACCTAAAATTAAAACTGCATTTAATGTAACTAAATTAATTAAACAGAATACAGACTTGCAGGTTTCTAATTCAGCCCGCTATTTCTTAGCCGAATGGTTAGAAACGGCATTATTGAATCTCCTTGCCAATGCGGAAGAAAATGCTATAAATAGAGGCGACAAAAGAATAACTGCGAGTCATGTATATTGGCTTGAAACCAACACTTCTCCTAACGGTTTTTGGCCGGAAAATGAAAAATACATGAAGGAATAAAAATGTTACATGACAAAGAGATTCAAAATTGGATTGAAAGTCATGGCGTAGCCACAAGTTTTACTTTTATCGTGTATGGTGATTTGCTTCAAGAAGAAGTAGATTTGCTAATCAAGGGATTGGTTATAATGCTAGAAGATGAAATACATACAAAAAGTATGGCAATTTTCTTCGATAAAATTTCCGAAGAAGAAGCAGTAGCATGGAAGGTGTATAGAGGAACAAGTCTTTCCTTTGTCTTTGCAGGTGATGTTATTCAATTAGAACCTGTTATTCAAATGGTTATCGGGGATGGTCTTGAATATCTAAGATATAAATCAGAATACATATCAAGCAAAAGGAGTTATTCTTATGTATAGTAAGGATATGTTAATTGGTATAATACTATCCAAAGGTTCTTATGATATTCGTTTGGAAAGAAATCCTAATTATAAATTAGGATATAATACACGATTGCAGTTTAGAATAAACGGCAAGAAAGATTTCCTATTAGCAATCCAAAGAAGTTTTTTACAACATGAAATAAAAAGTAGTGTAAATAGTCAAGGATTATTTATAGGTAACATAAAGCATATTTCTAAAATAATAAACTTGCTTCCTAATCTTCCCGATAGCCAAAACAAACTAAGTGAGTTCAGAAACTTAGTAAAAATATTTGAAAATAAACAACACTTAACCTTAGAAGGTTTAGAATATATAATGAAAATTAAAGGAGTAATAGAAAATGGGTCTAACTAATATAAATAAAAATAGAGCAATATTAATTACAGGAAAAACAGGAACAGGTAAATCAACAAAGGCTAAGACTTTTGTTAATGACCCTGTTATTATTTATGCTAATGAAATGGATTTTGATGTGTTTTCTCAACCTATTGATAATGGCATAATAATAGAAGATGTGCATTACAAACCTAATACTCAAGCAATACTTACAGTTCTTAGAAACTATAAAGGTCAAGTAGTATTAACTTCAATCAATGAAAAGTCTGTTCCTAAAGAAATTAAAAACATGTGTCAAATTAAAAGAGCAGGTTCAGTTAATTATCTTAGAAATGAAATCGCTACTATGGCAATACATAGTGAAGAACCATCATCTTATGATAGAGATACTTTCGCATTAGTTCATGAATATTTGAAAGTATCAAATAGAGATTTGATTGCGAAGTTACTACTATTTAACAAGCCATCAGACACACAAATCATATCTTGGCTTAGTGGTAATATACACCCTAACAAATTAATTTTTGTAGATGGGGTAGTAAAAAGAAGATGGAGTCAAAGATACTTTTATGAAATGTTAGCCTACGCTCATGGAGGTAATTCATTTGGTAGATTATCTATGCCTATGAAAAGAAAGTATTCACAAGTTCCTAAATTGTCTAAAAGACTCGGAGTTAAAAATCCTAAGATTTTAAAACAACTTTGTATGGATGAGGATTTAGTTGAACATTTTAAAAAGAAATTAAATAACGCAGATTGCCGAGTTTTAAAACTCGGAGAAAAGAAAAAGAAAAGAAAAAGAAAAATAGAAATTAAAAATAAAAAATTGGAGGAATTTATGTGAAATGGGTAATGAAACAAATGAAAATAAGAATGATAGATATTTTAGATGGAAAAGAAATGACTCTTAATGAGTTATGCCATCAGTTAAATTCTACTACAAAAAATAAAAGAATAACAAACGCAATAACTATTCAAAGAGTAGGGCAGGTTCTAAGAAGCGGTGACTTTGAAAAAGTAGGCGAAGTAAATAAAAAAACAATATGGAGGCTCAAAAATGATTGACTATGATAGTCTTTCTACTTATGGAAAAATAAGAATGAGGTCTTTAGCAGGATTTTTTGTATTGAATCTTTGGCTATTTTTCTTTTATATCATATTATTAATAGAAATTAATGAAGGAAATCATGAAGGAGATATAGCAGAAATAGTATTTTGGCTAATGGCAATAATCCACACAACAGGATTTCCTTTACTGTATTACATTTTCTACTATCCGCAAAAGTGGTATTATGAAACTAAATATGCAGTTGGTAAAGAGATAGTAGAAGTAGAAGTGGTGAAAGAAGTGGAAGTAGTAAAAGAAGTAGAAGTAATAAAAGAAGTTCCTGTATTTAGGGAAACTCAACAAGGAATCGTAATTAAGAATTATCAAGTAAAAGATGGAATAGTGACGGAGGAATAAAAATGAAAAGTGATGAATTAGAAAGAAAAAGTGAAGAACTAAAAGAAAAAGCATACAAAGCAGAACTACTTGAAGAACTACTTGAATGGGCTAATAAAGCAGAAGGATATATTACTGATATATTAAATAATATAGGAGAAGTTGATATTCAAGAACCTCATGGTTGGCTAAGTGAAATTATTTTTAATTTAGTTAGCGAAATAGAATCTAAATTGGAGGAATTATAATGTTGTGGACTGAAAAATATAGACCAAATAAACTAGGAGATATTCTAGGACAAGAGCATTTCGTTATGGATGCTCATTCTTGGAAAGAAGAAAACAACATGCCTAACTTATTGTTATACGGTAATAGTGGTAATGGCAAAACTACTGCAAGTGTAGTATTGGCTAAAACTATGTTAGGTGAATCTTATTCAGATAACTTTATTGAAATAAATGCTTCTGATGATAGAAAGTTAGAAACAGTTAGAGAAAAAATAAAATCGTTTGCGAGAAGTGCATCATTTGGTGATGTTCCTTTTAGAATCTGTTTATTAGACGAAATGGAAGGAATGACTAATGATGCTCAAAATGCACTTAAAAGAATTATAGAACGCTATGCGTCAAATATTAGATTCATTATTACATGCAACGATAGGAATAAAATCATATTTGCTTTACAAAGCAGATGTGCTAATTATCACTTCAAGCCTATCAATAACGAATCTATGCTTACCGTTATAGAGTCCATTCTTGAGAAAGAAGGCGTGACTCGATTTAGCAGGGAAGATTTGCACCCATTTATATATGCCATGAACGGTGATATTCGTAGGGCAATTACCGAACTGCAAGCGGCAAAATCGAGTAATTCAACATTACAAAAACAGGTTGAAGTGAGCCTTGAAGATTACAAAGAAATAATGATGAAAATAATAAATAAAAATGCCAATGTATTAAATGATATTCACAACTTATTGTATGAAGGACAAACTGTAAAAGAAGTTTGTATCGGATTACATGAGGCGGTCATTAATGCTGACGGCCTTGATAATAATATTAAGTTTAAATTTTTAAGAACAATAGGAGAAAGTGAATACCGTTCCCAAACAATGACCCCAAAATTATTGCTATCGTGGTTAGTAGGACAATTGTTGTAGGAAAAAAAGGAGAAAAAAAAAAGGTGAAGAAAAATGATACCGGAAGAAATTAGAGCAGAAATTGAAAAGAGCGCACAATATATCAACATGAGCGTTGATGAAGCAGTTGCGAAGTTTGAGGGCATATGTTCCGAAAACTCGCTACAAGTTTCAGACCCAACGGCAAAAGCCCTTTGGAGAAACTTTGTAGCAAACGCAAGAAGAAGCAACCAATCGGATAATAGTAATAACAATGATTCTTATTACAAAAATGCGTTTGGTTTCTTTGTTTCATTAGATGCACCAAGAGATATGATGAGTTGGAATAGAGCAAGAGCAAGAGAAGAATTTCTAAGAGATTCAGAAATGGCTCTTGAAACAGGAATAGTAGCCCAAGCCGTTGAAACAACAAACGGTTGGAAGATTACCCGATACCATAATGGGGAATTTAGAGAAGCAGTTAGAAACGAACTACCGGAAGGTGCTGAAACACTTGAAGATGGTAGAATCTACATTCCTTTAGATAATACCGCTACCTATATGAATGGCGGTAAAAATGCAAACTATGGTAGACCACTACCAAAAGAACAAATGAGAAGAACAGGTATTTTTTACGGTTCGTTAGGAATTGGAGATATGAAACCATATTTCTTTTCCTACAAGAATCAAGCCGGTGTAGACTTTGCACCGAATACATTTGAGTTCGTCCATTTCTTATGTGTAGCAGGTTCAAATGGAACTGATATTTACGGGGCCAAAGATTTGACCTTGAACAGTCTAACGCTTAATACAGACATGAATCCCGAAAGTGAACTGTATAGAGATATGACTAACTTTGATTTTGAATCTTGTTTGCAGAATGATTTTGCTAACAAGTTAGTTCCTTTAGTTAATTTAGACAGGGAACATCTTCAAAGACAAGGAGAGGCTTCTAAAGAAAGATACATTATTACAGATGGAACAGTTTGTAATATGAACATGACCCCTACTTCAAACGGTAATAGAATTATCAATATTACTGATTTGAATGCGGAGTTAGATTATGAAAATGACTCCGGAACAACTACTTGTTGGATTCCCGAACATCTAACACTTGATTTCGGAATTGGTTCAACAGTAATTGTAGTAGGTAGAACAAGTCAAAGAACTACTGATGAAGGAGTAGAGCCTGTGACTATCAATGTTTCAGGACTTCTATGCACCTTTAGAAAAGGTTCAGCAGTAGAAATTTCACAACCAATGGAGGAAAACTTTGATTGGTTTTGATTGTGACTACTAAGTAAAACGATAGCAAATTCTTTAGTGTAAGTATAAACTAAATGGGGAAAATAGATACTCAAATGGGTGCAAAGCCCTAACAGGTGATTTTATGATAGAATTATACAGAAATGCAATAAAAACAAAAAGAGCATTTATCCATTTTGATATGATTCAACATTACAGTTGGAACATTATCGGGGATGATTGCTATGAAGTAAAAATATATTCTCAAGCAGGATATATTATCGAAGATTTTAATAAAAATAACTTTAGTTATTTTAATGAATTATACAAAGAATATAAAAGAGTAGGTGAACAAATATGAATGAATTAAAAGCGGAAAGATACCTGCTTAAATCTAATAGTTATATTATTGATTTATTCAGCGTAGATTTCATAACATGGAAAGAAAACGAACAGGAATTAGGTTCTTATCGTGTGAAGTTTCACATGGGAGGAAAAGAAGCAAGATATATTTGTGATATTCAAACACTAAGAGATGTGTTAGAAGAATGGGCGAAAATAAGAGGAAAAGAAATAGAAATAGATATAATGGAGTTGTGAATATGGGATTGACAGATGGATTGAAAACAAAAGCGGTATCTGATGAGATGCACAATAATGCGAGAGTATTAGCATTTAAAGATAAGATAGCCGGACAAACGAGCAAAAGATTAGAGAGAGAATCACATTTAGTATGTGGAATTTGGGGAGAACCTAAAACCGTTAAAAGCGGTTTAGCATTGGATTTTCCTAACAAACAAATCTATGTATTAGATTGGGATAATGGTTGCGAACCAACATGGAGGCAAAACCACGAAATGACAGATAGGATTACTTTATGGAATCCAGCAGTAAGAAACGCTAATGGTGAATTAGACATAGACGCTTCTGAAAAAAATTCAGAAGATTTTATTCTTTATGTAAAGTCTAAAATTGAAGAAGGAGAAGATGTTCTCTTTGTATTTGATGGAGTAGATAAGTGGCTTGATTGTTGCACACTTCATGTAACAGGTTCTTCTAAGATTGGAAAACCACAAAAGATGAAATTTGAATGGGGTAAAAGAAATGCACCGTTCTATTCTTGTTTGTTTATGGCAAGAGATTTAGAATGCGACCAAATTTACATTACTCATTCTAAGAATGACTACGGCTCAACAGGAGAAGTAGTAGGAACAAAACCTAATTGGCATAATTGGGGTGATGTATTAGTTCAAATTATTCATACAAAAAGAATACTAAAACAAGGTGATGTAGTGTATAAGGCTACTTTAGAAAGTAGTAAAACCAATACAGAATTAGTAGGTAAATCATGGGAAACTCTTGTAGTTGGAAATGGCGTGACATGGAATGGTTTATCAGAATTAAGAGAGGGTAAGATATGAGATTAAGTGACAAATTACCTTCTCATGATAATTTAGGCGAATTGACTTTCTTAGAAGAGGAAGAAGAAACAGGCGATAAAATTTATTATCGCCCTTGTTTAACTCGTTGGTCTGATAAAGAAATTAAAGATTACGAAACCTCCAATGACCGTTGTTGGTTTGGTTGGGTTATTTACGGTGCTAATCCTGTATTTGGAGTTAGTGCTTGGTTAGTAAAAGGTGAAAAAATATGAAGTTCAATGTAGACAGTAAAGAAATGCAAAATGCTTTAGAAAAGATACAAGTAAAGGGTAAGCACCTATCTTCAAATGGCTTTTCTTCTTCTACTATTGGCTCATTGTTTTGGGCTGAATTAGAGGAAAACAACCTAAAATTGTGGAATGGTGATGCTACTATTATCTGTTGTCTTAATTTAGAAGTAGTGGGAGAATCCAATGGTAATTTTATTGGTGATGCTAAGGAAATTATACCGTTTCTAAAGTCATTTACCGATACAGTTCAGTTTTCAGTTGACGATTCTTCTATTAATATTACAGTAGAAGGCAAAGGTGCAAAGATACCAAAAGTAGCAATACATAGTGGCTTTGATGCTATTACAAGAATGAGAACTATGATAAAACACATGAACTATGAAACAGTTCCCGAAACTCTTTTTGCGTTCAATAAAATTCCTCTTGAGGGGGCTTTTACTTTATCACAAGAACAGTTTGCTGATACTATTAAATCATGTGAGTTGGCTAAAACAGGAATATACAAATTAGATTACAAAGATAATTTAGTTCACTTTACAAGTGGTAGTAATACCTCTTCTAAGTTTAGTGTAATTTTAACTCCTGCGTTCCACTTAGGGGAACCCGCTACGCTTGAGTTTTCAAGCCCGTTATATTCCTTTTTCGATAAAGGACAATTATTGAATTTTTATGTAAAAGATGAATTTCCTGTAATCATAATATCTAATGATAGATTGATGTTAAAAGCACCTGCGGTTAATAATTAAAATTAATAGAGGAATAAAAATGATAATAAGTAAATTAGATGATGGTAAAACAATATACAAATCATGGAGAGAAAATAAAGTAAAGCGGTTTGAATTAGTGCCTTTTAGACCTTATTTTTTTGTTTTAGATTCAGAAAAAGAAAGAAAAACATACAAGCCAAGTAAATACTTGATAAGAGATTTTGAGTATGAAAAGGGTAATTGGGTTAATATTGATGGTGAACCTCTAAAGAAAGTCTATGTTGAAAGACATGAAGATATTAAAAAGGTGAAAGACCAATTTTCAAAAACATATGAAGCAGATGTTCCTTATCATTTTAGATATGCAGTAGATTGTATTGATGAAATGCCGGAGTATGAAATGCGTAAATGGTATTGGGATATGGAATGGCAACAAGGCGGTGAATATCACGATTGTATTACTACTATCGTAATGTATGATAATTATGATGAGGACTATTATCAATGGGTGTGGTTTCCTAAAGATAAAAAGCCTAAAGGAAAAGAAGGCACAATTGGTCGCCCATATCATAGATTAGTTTTAGCACAAGAGAAAATGATTGGCAAGAAAAAAAGAAGAACGGATTCAAGCCTAAGAATTTTCAATAGCGAAAAAGATATGATTGAGAATTTTATGAGAACAATGCTTGTAAAAGACCCCGATATGCTAATTGCTTGGTTTGGTAATTTTGCCGATATTCCTAAGTTATTAGATAGGGCTTGTGTCAATGGTTTAGACCCTACGATTATATCTCCAATTGGTTCAGTTAAAGGTATTAGTAATAATAGATTTAAATATGCTGAAAATGGATTCGGTCAAATAGAACAACCGATTGCTGGCCGTATTGTTCTAAATTTAGATATGGCGTTTGAAAGACAATGGAATGATTCACAAAGAGGAACATTACCATCATTGGCGTTAGATTATGTAGCAGAAGAAGTATTAGGTAAAAAGAAATTAGTTTCAGAAAAGTTTCCTGACCCTAACGAGTTCTACCGTAGAGCGTGGTTAGAAGATACAGAAACATATCTTAAATATGCTTTGATAGATGTTCAACTAATGGTAGAAATAGATGAATCTAATTATTGTAGTGATGCTATCTTAGCATTACAAAGACTATTGAAAGCACCATTTGATGCTTGTTTCTTTGCTTCTCACATGGGTAGCATTTACTTTATGAGAAATGCTTGGTGGAAAGCCAAAACAGGAAATAGAGATGAGAAAAAGAAACCATACGAAGGGGCTATGATTTATGACCCGTTAAGCGAAGATACAAACGGCCTACATCTTAATGTGGCCGCATTTGATTTTGCAGGTCTATATCCTTCAATGATGATTGCTCGTAATATTTCTTTTGAAACTATTTCAGATGTGCCGACTGAATTTGGAGTTAATATTCTTACTCCAAGAGATTTCAGTGAAGTAAAAGAAAAAGAAATGGTTTATTTTAAAACAGATAAATTAGGTCTTTTACCGAGAGCAGTTTTAGAACTAAAAGAACTAAGAAACGAATACAAAGCAAGAATGAAAGAAGCAAGAGGAAAACCAAACGGTGAATATCAAAAGTGGTATAATAACCAAATGGCAGTAAAGAGGCTATCTGCATCTTTCTATGGGGTTCTTGGATTTACAGGCTTTGCGTGGGCTGATTCTACTTTAGCCTCATCTATTACCGCAAGCGCAAGAGAAGCAATTAGATTAGCGGCTTTTAAAGCAAAGGAGATGGAAATATGAAATGTCCTGTATGCAAACAAGGAGAACTAAAAATGAAAAGTTTTAGAGCAAGACCTAATGGTATGTCAAGAGATAAAGGCCTATTAAAATGTAGTAATTGTAACCATGTGGAGAGATTTGAATGAAAACAAAATATGTAACAATTAAGGTGTCATATGACACAGAAGAAACTTGGGATATTACTTTACAAGAAGTAAAAGAGATATTTCAAATGATGAATAATTTAAAGCGTCATGCCATTATTATATCTATTGAACAGGGTGTGAATAAAAATGATGATGGACAAGACAAATGAATTATTAGAGGAATTGCTGGCTATGATAGCAAAATCAAATAAGATATTAATGATGGTAAATATCGTGAACATAGCAACCATTTTAACAATAGTGACGGTGATAATGTGACGGAAAAATTAGAAGAAGAAATAAAAAGATTGACAATAGAAAACGAAGGATTGGCTGAAAGAATAAAAGGTCTTGAAAATAGAATAAGGCTTTTAGAAGAAGAAAGCGAAGAATCAACTAGCATATATTTGATAGCAAAAGCAATTCATGAAATACAAAACGACCTACAAAAGTTGCATCCCGAATTAGCATTCAACAATCTGATATATGCACCCGATAAGGTGGGCGGAGTATGAAAGTAGTTTATGGCCACACTGATTCAATCTATGTTCAGATTGATTCGGTTGAAAAGGCTCAAACTGCTATCAAAGAAATAGAAGCAAGTGTTAGAGAACATTTTCCTAATGTTCTAGGACTTAATGAGCATCCCGTAGTATTAGAATTTGAAAAATACTACAAGGCTCTAGGAGTCGGAACTGTAAAAAACAGAAATGCGGGTATGATTACTTGGGAAGACGGACAGTGGTTAGATGAACCTAAATTTACAATGACGGGTTTTATTGCTAAAAGAGTAAGCGAAACAAAACTCGCTAAGGAAACACAAACTACTGTATTAAAAATGTGGGCTAATCAAAATACCCTTGAAGAAATAAATGCGTTTTTGAATAAGACCTATTTAAATGTCTTAAATGGTAACTATGATTTTACTAAGTTAATTAAGCGCACCCGTCTAAGAAAACTTAGATTTACTGTTAAGTGTCCTGATTGTAATAGAAAATATAATCTAAAAGACATTCAACATATTAAAGTCTGTGGTGAAGGTGAAGGCAAAGATGGAATACACAAGTGCGGTCAACCTGTTAATACCTTTACCACTGTTGAAGGTAAAAGACCAACAATAGGTTCGGGAGTAGCAGGAGTAGTCGCTTCTTGGCAGAATAAAAAAATAAACTTTGATGATAGTTATATTTATCTTAAAGTTAAAAACTCTAATGAGAGTTATGTTAATCCAATAACAAAAGAAAACAAACCTGTTGAATTTGTAGCAGGTAGAGTATATTCGGATTTAAAAGAATATACACCTAATTGGCAACATTATGCGAATCAAGTAATAGATAAAGCAAAGCCTATTTACGAGGCTATGGGTTGGGATTTATCTACAATTAGAACAGGAAAAATACAGAAAAGTTTGGAGGAATGGTTTTGAATAGAGAAGAATTAGATAAAAGAAAAGAAGAGTTATGGAAAGATTACCAATCAGCACAAGTTCAAGGGTTTTTTGAGGATTATGATTTTGAAGATTATATGATTTATATGCACGATTTAATTTCTGCTGAATGGCGTTGGGCATCCAAAGAACTTAGAGAATGGCAAATGAAAGACCACCCGCAATATAGGGGGAATAAAAGATGAATACAGATGAAAAATACAAAGCAAGAATAGCATCAATGAGAGAATTTACTTATGATTGGAAGCCCGAAAATTATGACGACCCATCAAAACCCATATTGAAGATTACGAAATCTTCTCTCGGTTCATTTGATTGGTGTCCTAAGAAGTATGACTTTAGTTATATTCAGCGTCTACCTCAAGACCAAACCGAAGCCATGCGTAAAGGAACTATACTACACAATCATAGAGAGAACTTCTTTAATGATTTTGATATTAAGAAAGCGGAAACTATGAATAATAGTGAAGTATTAGATTACTGCACATCATTGTTGCCTATTGATGAATACTATGATGATTCATTAACTATGGCTTCCTTTGAAGCACAAAGGTTTATCGAAGCAAGAAGTGAAAATAAAATTGAAGAGTTTTTGCCTATTGTAAATGAAGGTAAATTTGATGCGGAAATAACAATACCTGCTAATCTATCAGATAAATACCCTCTAAAAAGAGATTATGTAATTCATATTCAAGGTATTATTGATAGAATATTTATTGAAAATGGCTCATTGATTCCTTTTGAATTTAAGACAGGCCAATGGAAAGACTACAAATCTTCCTCTATGAGAAAGGAAATGGCTTTCTATCAACTGCTTATAGAAAATGCTTCGGAAGAAGTTCTCGAAAAGAACGGCCTAACCAAAGATATGAAAGTGAGTCATTGGGGATGGTATTATCCTATTTCTAATTATATTGCAGTAGAGCCAATTAAAACAAGGTCAATGACTTCTGTTATGACTAATATAGCAAAACTAATTCATGCTTATGAAAGAAAAGAGTTTCCTACTAAATGGTTTTACAAAACTTGTTCTCATTGTAGTTATTTTGGAATTTGCGATGCGGCAAATACAGATACATGGGTGTGATAAAATGAAATGTAGTATATGTAAAAAAGAAATAGAAAAGAAACAACATAATGGAAAAATATTTTGGGATAAAGGTCACAATGCTGAACCTGTTAATAGTGGTAGATGTTGTGATGATTGTAATGACAATATTGTTATTCCCACAAGATTAGGAATACACATTAATCGTAGAAATTTTGAGAGGGAATATCAATGAATGATTTGATTAAACAAAAAGTGTTATCAAGAAATTGGTCTTTTAATGAAATATCTAATCTTAAGAATACTATTGAAAGTCTTTCAAGTGAATTGTTTTTAGAAATGAAACTACAAGAAAGATTCGATATATTAAGAGAACTTAGAATTAGAGAAGACTATGTAGGTTTTACATTTGAAGATATTATGAGGCAAGCAGTAATGTCTTCTCTTCAAGGAGAAGTAGCAGAAACAATAAAAAACATGCTAAGTAATGCAACAATAAATTTTGGAGGGAATAATAATGAAATATCCGAGAGTAGTTTGGGCGGGAAGTCAAATAAAAAACGCACCGCAAATGACGAGGAAGGTAGTTTTAACGAGGAATGAGTATGTTGATTTTGTTCATGCTCAAAATAATAAAACAAATGTCTACACTACTGTTTATGATTTTAGGGAATTTTCTGAAAAAACATATATAGATTCTTCTGTAATAAGAGATAGAATTTTTTTAGATTTTGATGCTCATGAAGAAGATATTGAAAGTGCTTGGAGAGATTTAAAAATTGTAATGGAATTAGTTCATAGTAGGGATTATTTGCACACCTTCTTTTTTTCTGGTAGAGGATTTCATTTATTCATATACGGAGAAGAAACAGAAAACATGAGAAATGTTCAAACTCTTTTTCATGAAATTAAAAAGTATTTAATTTCAAGAGTAGGAGAAAATAATACTTTAGATGATAGAGTAGGACAACATACAAGATTAAGAAGAGTTCCCAATACAGTTAATATGTCATCAAGTGATGAAAACGGAAACCCTTATTTTTGCATACCGTTGATTAAAAAAGACTTAAGTTTAACGATACAAGAAATACTTGATTTAGCCAAACAACAAAGAATGATACCATTTGAAATGTCCGGAAAAACAAAGGCTATCTTTCCCAAAGCCCCCCCTATTCAAGCCATGAAAGGGGAGGTATCAGTGCCTTCTAATATCGGTAGTTTGCCAATGTTACCCTGCTTGCATAGTGCGGTCATGGTGGAGAATCCTTCGCACATATCAAGAGCCTATTTGGTTGCATGGTATCGAGATTTGATTTCCGGCTATCAAAATTTAGAATCGGTTCAAGACAAACAAAAAACTCTTAATTTGGTAGTAGATGAATTAGAAAGAGTTTTTGCTAAATCAGAAGATGTTTGGTTGGATTGGGATAAAAACGAAACTAAGAAACATGCAAAATTTACAGTGTTTGGTAATTATAATGCCCCTCATTGTAATAAACTAATCAGTGAAGGTTTTTGTATAGGGAAGTGTTGGAGGTATCATGATGTTGATAGTTGACTCAAGAGAAACCTCCCGACTATCAAAATTAGTCATGCAAAAGGCGAAGGCTCTAAGAATACCATGTGAAAAAAGATGGATTGAGATAGGCGATTATGTCTATGATGATGTTTGTTTTGAAGCCAAATCTACAATAGATTTTTTAGGTTCAGTTATGAATAAAAGATTGTGGACTCAATTAGACAATATGGATAGACACTATCAAACCAATATAGTAATTATTCATGGTGATTTAGAAGAAGCCATAGATACAATTATTTCTAATTCTAAAAGTAATATGCCTGTTGGCACAAGAAGTATTATGCTAAATAATAAATTCTTAGGTGCAATCGGTAGAATAGTTTTAGATACAGACATAAAACCATTTTGGGTAAAAACAGAAGAAGAAGCATCATTAATTATAACCGCAGTAAGTAAAATGAAACCGATAACAAGAGAAACAATAGCACCACAAGTATTCAAAAGATTAACAACAGATGATTTAAGATTAGACATGCTAACAAGCATAAAAGGCGTATCAATTAAAAAAGCAAAACAACTAATAAAACAATTCGGCTCTATAATGGAAATAGGTGAATGTTCAGAATATGAATTACAAGCCATTGAAGGAATTGGAGAAACCTTAGCCAAAAGAATAATCTCCGCACTAAATTCAGAAGAAAAGGTGAGAATATGAATGAAGAAGAGTATATGGAAGAGTTAGAAACAAATGCAGGGGTATTCAGTGAAGCGTTACCGAGAGTAGTTAGGGATTTTCAAAAGTCAGCAATAGAAGTATCGCACTACAACAACATACCAGCCGCCATTAGTTTCTTTACTATTTTAGGACAGATTTGTAAAGACTTTATTACAATCCCAAACGGCAGAAATCACGAAGATTGTAGGATTCATTTTTGTTGGGTTCAAACAAGCGGAACAGGAAAATCAACACTATGGAATTTTGTTGGCCCTGTTGCTAATAGGACATTTGAGAAAATAAATGAAATGAATCAGCATCCTGCATACATTAATGCTGATGGCATACCAATGATGAGAACATTCAATACTTTTGGCGTTACCGATTATACTGATTCAGTATTAATTGGTAGATATGAAAAAGAAACAGATGATGACGGAGAAATCAATTGGGAAAGAAAAGCAGGTCTTTTAGAAGGTAGCGGATTAGCACATTGGGATGAATTTGAATACTCCGGTATTTTTAAACAATCTCAACACAAAGAAAACTCAATTGTATATCTAAATACACTAATGAATAGTTTAGCAGGAGAATCTTGGGTTATCTCTAAGGCTCTTACATCTTACGATAATCAAGTTATGGAATGTTTTTGTGAGCGTTCAGTATTGGCTATGACTTATCCACCAAACAACCTAAATTCAGTTATGGCTGAAAAAGGTGTTCTACAAAGAATGCTACTCTTTGTTTGGGAGGTTCCGG